CTATGCCGACAGCGGCGGGGGCGGCGGCGGCGGCGGAACCGGAGCGCCGAAGTTGAACGCCAGCGTGCCCATCAGCGAGTGGCTGCGGAACTTGCCGTCCCAAGCGGTGCCTGCGGCATCGACGATGTCGACGTCTTCAGCAGTGAACAGGCGATAACGCAGGCCGACGTCGATCGTGTCGGTCAGCGGAGCCTGGACACCTGCGAGCAACTGCCATGCAAGACCGCTCGACGAGTCGTCGATGACCGGGTTGGTCACACGCGGGATGAAGATTTCGCCGTCGATGCTGGTGCGGGCGATACCGATACCACCACCGGCATAGACCTGAAGGCCGTCGTCCGGACCGAAGTCGAACAGGCCGTTGAGCATGAATGCCAGCGAGCTGGTCGAACCGTCAGCCGGGAATTCTGCAAGCACCGGCGTGCCAATTGCGGCTTCGCGATGATCTGCTTCACGATAGCTGACTTCGGCTTCCAGACGGAAAGCGCCGAAATCGTAACCGACGTAGCCGCCGCCATCGAAGCCCTCGTTGAATTCGAGAGTGACCATACCATCGTCGTCTTCGTCGACGGTGGTCAGTTCGGTGTTTTCGACGAGCATCGGGCCGAATTCGCCACCGATGTACCACGAGTTATCCCTGGCAAGGGCGGGAGAAGCCATGGCCGTCGAGGCCATTGCCATCCCTATGACTAATTTCCGCATTATTTATTTCCCCTTTTTGCGAATTGGAGCCACCGAGTGAAACTTATCTATAGTCGCCTCACGAGGCTGGCAAGCGTCATTCATCGGGAACTGTTGCAAGAATGTCTCAAATCCCGATGTTTAAACAAAGATTTCCGGGTTTGTGGTCCCTCCTTTGATGCCGCCCTAACGTAGCTGGGGGGTCATGGTTCCTGCTCGGTCACGAAATTATCCCGTGGCTGCGCAATGCGTTGGCAAGTGCGACAATTGCGCCACGAGCTTCGCTGTCGATTGTCGACCCCCCGGTCGGGTCGCTGACGCTCGGCGCGTCTTGCCAGCCGCCTAGGTAGACGATCCGCGTGCCGGCCGTCCTGTCGTACACCGTCATGCCTGCGACCGGATCTGTGAAAGTCCATTGCTGTCCGTCCCACGAAGCGAGCCGGTCTTCGTGGCCGGTGAAGGCGCCGCTTGCGGGTCCTCCGACCAATACGCATTCGCCTGCCACGGGTGATGCCGGTTCGGAAGTCACCTGGCCTTCCACCACCGGGTGCAGGAGCATATCGATCTTTGCCAAGGCCTCGTTGACAGTGAACTCTTTCTGGGCCTGGCCAGCGAAAAGATGGGGCAATGCGTGGCGGGCGCTTGAATCGGAGAAGGTCGCGGGGTCATTCATGGATCAGGTCCTCGATAGCGTGTTCATGACAGTGCGGGAAAAGCGCTCGGGCGGGACTGGGCGAAACTACCGAGCTGCTGGACCCAGAAGGTCTTGTCACCATGCTCCGAGCGCAGCGTGCCGACCTCTCCTGCGTTCAGGTCGAATGCGGGTATAGCGGCGAGCCACGTTGCGAGCGGTGCGGAAAACGGGCCATAGCCGACGCGGTATTGTTCGCTTTCTTCCACCAGCGGCTGTGCGACTTCGTCGAGCCAGAGCCACTGGCCCCGCGCGCGCCGTCTCCAAGTGAACGACAGGGCTCCGTCCGAGCTATGAACAACGCGGCAATGGACCGGAGCGGGTGGCCGCAGGCTGGCGTTCGCATTTTCAAGTATGGCGGTTGCAGGCTCGGTATCCCATAGGCCGAGGGCAGCGAAGCGGCTTTCAGCCTGCGCCAGCGCATTGCTTCCCAGTGAGACCAGGCGCTCGTCGAGTAGTGTGACGGCTGTCCCCGCCGGATGGCCCAGCGCGGCTTCGATTTCGGTTCCGCCACGACCGCGCAGGAGACCTTTCAATTCCCATGTTCCACCACCGGTAGGCTCTGCGGAAAGAAACTGGATGACCTCGCTCCCGACCAGCAGCCGGTTGTCGCCCTGTGCCAGGCCGGATAGCGTGGAAGGCGACAATTCGGCGTCTTCGTCGAGCAGGTGCACGCAAAGGCTCGCCGCACTTTCGAAGCGAATTGAGCTGGAGGGTCCGAGGTTTTCCGTGAGCGTGCCAGGCACCGCTCTTTCGGGAGCGCTTTCTCCGAGTGCGATAAGCCCGCCATCGCGGTCGGCGTAGAGCGCCGCGCCCGACCAGCGACCTGTCGCGGCGCTGGCGGCTGCGAAAATCTGGCGCTGCGTGCTGCTGCCCGAGCCATCCCACGGCGTCTCGAAGACGCGCAACTCGGTCGTGCTCGCAGCGCGGTCTGGCGGAACCCAGCCGCTGCCCGCATCCGCCTCACCGCTCTGTCCGAAAGCGGAGCGGTGGCGCATGAGGTCGAGCTCGACGCCGCGCTCGCGCCATTCCCATCCTGCGACCTGCCAGAGACCGGGCTTGCCGGGCGCAATGACCAGCGAGCCCGGCTGGATTTGGGGGTCGAGCTCGGCGCAGCGCCACAGGAGACGGTCGCGATTTGTGGCCGCCCGACCATTGGCCTCGCGCGCCAGCCCCAGCGCATCGCTGGCAGATAGCACGCCGGGAAACTGGAAAGTGGTCGTGCTGCCTTCGCTGTTTTCGGCGTGCTGGAGGCCAGGCTGGTATTCGCGCGCAGGGTCGTAATAGCGCAGCGAGGCGAAGACTCTCGAACGCGCGCTGTTGCGGGCGGAAGTGACGCCGCCCTGCTTTCCGAAATCGCCTTCATCCCAAGCGGCGGCCGCTGGCAAAGTGATGGTGGCCGCCGGGCTGAGCGAAGCAGCGCCCAGCCTCATTCCGTCACTTCCTACAACGGGTGCGACAGGGTGGAGCCGGTCGACGAGCTGGGCAACATCGCGCAGGCTGCCGGCCTCGTGGCTGAACCCACCCAGCTGCGCAAAGCGGGTCGTCTCGTCCGCCGAGACCTCGCTGTCCTCGAGCATAGTCTCAACCAGCAGGCTTGCGTCGCCTGCGAGTACTTCAAAGGTCAGCGCCGGAATGCGATTGCCAAAATCGGTAAGGTCGAGGTCTTCGAACACGGCATAGGCGCAGCCGCGGAAAGCAGGACACTGGCTTCCAAGTGCCGCCTCAATCAGAGGGTCGCGCGGCTGGTGGCCGTGGCCATTGTAGACGCGCAAGCTTCCGGCGCTCTTCAGATCGCCAGCGTTCCCGCGGAGCAAGTTGCCGTCGGCCCAGATGCGCCCGATGGTGTCGATTGGACCGCTCGACAGGGCGACGGCGAAAGACACGGTATAGCTGTAAGTAACGGTCTTTGGCGCATCCTTGCCGTTGCTCTGCTTATTGCGATGTTCCTTTAGGTCGGTCGACCAGACGATCGTGCCGGGTACGCGCATCTTGCCATATTGGCGGGCAATCGGTGTGCCGTAGCTCGAGCCGGTAACGGCAAGTTCCTTGAGGCGAGCGCCCTCGCGCGGTTCGGGCGCGAAAAGCATATTGTCGATGGCATTTCCCGCCAGCGTTCCGACGACCTGCCCAAGCGGGCCGAGCATGCTGCCGAGTGATGAAAGGACAATGGTGGCCATGGGCTATTCCTGTGCGGCGGCGAGGCGCCAATGGTGGAGGACGGGCCAGCCGTGGAGGCCCGTCTGGATAACGACACGGCGCAAACCGGCATGCGCGTGGACGAAGCGGTTCTGGCCGAGAGCGATGAGGAGGTGTTGCTGTGAAGGGCCGGGGCGCACGAGCAGGAGGTCGCCGCGTTCGACATCTCCCGTTGCCGGGACGAAGCCCGCTGGGAAAACCTTCTTCACGTGGGACGAAATATCGCTGTTGCGAAGCGTGTAGCCAGAGGGTGCATCGCTCGCAGCACCAGCCCGTTCGAGCGCGCAGGCTGCCAGCCCGATGCAGTCGAGGCCAGTTTGGGGATTGCGGCCATGCAGGCGGAAGCGCGCGCCCTCAATCTGCTCCGCCTCATAGGCGAAGCGCTCGACAACGTCAGTCATCGTGGTTGCGGATATTGCGCGAGCAGGTCGTTGCCGGGAAGGTGAGGCTCCCCCTGGAAATTTATCGCATTGTCGAAGCGCGATGCACAGGTGGCGATGGTCTTGTCGCAGCCTTGCCGCAGGAGCACGCGTTGGCCGGGCGCGATTGCGGGATCGAGCGCGGTATCGAGTTCCAGCTCGCTGCCCAATTGGCCGATAATTTTCATCGTCAGGCCAGTTTGCGGGCCGTCTAGCCACCGCAATTCGCCGCGCAGGTACAGGGTCGGCTGGGCGAGAGGGAGCGTCACCGCATTGGCATCGTGGTCGACGCCCTCGCAGACGGTTCGCAGAGTGAAACCTTCGGCCGACAGGCCGCAGCCAGGCCCACAGAACCGCGCGCGGCACGAGGGGCTGGCGCGCGGGACCGGGTCGACATCGAGCGCGGCCTTGGCCGATTGCAATTGCGCGGAGAAACCGGCGGCGTCCTGGCTCACCGCGGCTATCGAGCCGGCGTAGAGTGAGGCGTTCTCGAGCGTCTCCCAATCGAAGATGCCGCTTTCGATACGCGCGCCGTCGAAACGTCCTGTCTCGATGTCTTGCGCGCGGATGGTATCGTGCCCCAGCGCGCCTTCGACCTCGGCTTCGTCATCGGCGAGGCTGGCCGACTTGCGGATGGCAGACGGCAGCATGCCGGGGGCCGAGCGGTGGAGGACGCCGCCGAACCACAGATCGCGGTCGTGGGTGGTGAAGCCCAGCGTCACGCCGTCCTTGCGATGGATGCGCCACCAGCTGGCGGCGGTGTCCAGCTCTGTAGCAAAGAAGGTCCGGCTCATGATGCCTCGCGAATTTCGATGAGTGGGACCGACGGCGCTTCACCCGCTGCGAAAGTCGCGCCCGAGACGTCGAGACGGTCTTCGGCAAAGCGCACCGGTACGTCGAAGCGGAAACCTGCGCGGATTTCCGCTCCGGCAGCGGGAGGTGCATCGAAACGGATGAGGCCCCTGCCCAAATGGCTCCAGCCGCTCGCAGGTGTGCCATCGACGCTCACAAGGATGCTGCCTTCTTCGGGCCGCGTGATGGGCCGCTTTTGCTCGCCGTAGTTGCGGCAGAGCTGGAAGTCCGCGGCAAGGCCATCGCCTGTGCCGATAAGTTCGTCCTGCGCAGTCGGCTCGCCGTCGCCGCCGTTGGAACTGTAATCGTAAGGGTCTCGCAGGCGGAAACCACGTGCAGGGCCGTAGCGAGCGCGGAAGAAATCGATGAGCACGCGCATCTCGGCCTGCGAGCGGACACCCGGCCCGACATCGTAGCGCATGCGGGCATCGCTCCACAGCGCGTTGCGGCGTTCGTGACCCGAGGAAGTCACCGCCACGCTGGTCGAGAATTCCGGGCTGATTGAGGCGTCGCGCCCCAATGCCAGTGGATAGGCGACATCGTCGAATGCGTTCACTTCATCCTCCTCGTATCGGGGCAGCCGCGTGTACCCATCGCGCGAGACCTGCGGCAGCGCCCAGACGAAGCGCTGCGTCACGCCCCTAGTCCGCGCCTCATCAAGCGCGGCATCGATGAGCGGCCAGAATTCATGCGCGTCGGCGGGGTCGAGCACGAAGCCCGAGAAATAGTCCTGCTTCTCTATCGGGTAGCCGAGCCGCTGGTCGGTGAAGTCGAGCGCTGCCCGCCGCGCGGCATCCGCGCCTGCAGTGAGCCAGTCGTAATCCTCCAGCTGAAGGCGGTCGAAAACGGGATAAGCCCAGCCGCTCGGCATATTGGCGCGGTAAAGCTCGGGCATTTCGGGATCGAGGACGGTCGGCGTGAAGGCGAGGAGCAGGATTTCCGCCTCCCCAGTCGCCGCATCGCGGACTGATTGCGCCAAAGCCGAAGTGGCATTGGCAAGCGCTTCGCCCGCGCGGTCCAGCAGCAACTTCTGCGCGTCGCTCATTGGCTCGCGCATATCGGTTATGGCGACGAGGTCGTCGCCCCATTCGGTCCGAGAAGGCCCGTCGAAGATGCATGGCGCGCGTGTGTCGGGCTGAACCCACCACCAGGGCTCGCCAATCTGGAACAGCACCTGCGCCCCGGCAGCTTCCATCAGCGCGACGAATTGCGCGGCGATAGACTGAAGGAAGGTCATCGCATCGCCGATGAGCGGCGAGAGCAGAGCCGATGGCGGGTCCCAACCGGTCTCGGCAAAGCGCCAGCTCCAGTCGCGCTGCTTCCACCAATTGGGGCAGTGCTGGGCGAGCAGCTCGAAGGACAGCGAGGTGATGGGGGCGAAGCCCATCTCGACCGCTCGGGCGAAGAAATCTGCGTGCCACGCTTCGCAGGGGCCGCACAGCTGCCCGCCATATTGCACCCGCTCGACGTTGCCTGCGAGCCGGTAATAATGGCTCATGCCGACGTAGTGGACGATGCGTCCGCGGTAGCCGAGGCCTTCCACCTGTCGCAGCAGGCGTGCGGGCGTCTGGTTGAAGCTGTCGTCATAGGCGGTGGCCATCTGCTCGCCATGCGCGGGCAGCATGATGTCGCCCACCTCGAGCATGGAATGGTCGCCTTCGCAAAGCATGTCCGACACTTCTGCCCATGCGAGTACAATGCTCGAAAGCCGCTCGGTCGAGCCCTCGACATACCCTTGCGGCGCCAGGCTGATGAACATCCTGTCGATGTCGGCGGGGTGCACCGTCTCGCCAGGAAGCACATAGCCCGATTGCAGCTCCGAAAAAGGCAGGGTGACGACAGCATCGGTCGGCGAACCTTCGGCATAGTTCCACAGGCGGACGTACCATGCCCGCTCCGTCCCGCTGGCATCGCGGCCCTCGATAGTGAGCGTCGGCCCATGCGGCTGGTCGAGCGCGACGAGGCCCGAAGACCGCCAACGGAAGCTGAGCACCGTGTGCGCATAATCGCGCCGGGTCTCATAGGCGAGCAGCGGATGGTCAAGCGTGTCTTCGCTGTCCCAGATGAGCCCGGCGAGCTCGCCCTCGTAGTGAAACTCGCAATCCACCCGCATCGCGTCATGCGAGGTCGACACGACGCTCGCCATCATCGGGCGCGGGAAGTTCACGGTCCAGAAGCGCGGGTCGAAACGCGGTATCCAGTCGGAATGCTGCTTGCGGCGACTGGACGCCAGCCAAAAAGCCATGATGTGTACTCCTAGACCGACAACGCGCGGCGCACCGCGCTCGCTACCTGGCGCGAGGAGCGCTGGAGTGCGGTCGGCGTGCTTGCGCCGCGTGGCTGGGCGAGGTTGATGGAGACGCGCACGTCGTTGCGCGTGCCGCCGAGCCGGTTGGTCGGCTCGACCTGCCCGGCGGTGGTGGGGATGAAAAGCTCGGGCCCGCGCTCGCCGACGAGGAAGGGGCGGTCGGGGGATACGATCCCGCCCGTCGCCCGGCCCGGCAGGCCGAGGACGCTGCCAATCAAGCCGCCGATGCCGCTGGTACCGCTACCCTTGCCGAGCCCGCCGAATATCGCGTCGAGTCCCGAATTGAGCGCCTTGCTCGCAATCTGGTCGAGTACAGAGAGCGCGATGCGTTTCAAATCCTTGAACTCGAACTTGCCGTTGCGCAGCGCGGTCGAGAGGCTGCGCTCCAATATCTTGCCCGCCGCATCAAAACCGCTGACGAGGCCGGTGTCGAACTCGCGCTTCATCTGCTGCACGTCGGAAGCGAAACCGGAAGTGTCGGCGCGAACCGAGACCACCAGTTCGTCGAAATCATCGTCCATTTGCGTCCCTTTCGATGAGTGCCGCGATTTCCGCGCGGGTCGGCGGCGAAACCGAAGCGTCTTCGCTGCCGAGCGAGGCGGCAAGCTCCGCGGGTGTGGCGTTCCAGAAAGTGTCCGGCGTCCAGCCCAGCGCCCGCGCGCTCAGTCCGGCGAGCGTGCGGGTGTTGCCGGAGAAGGTGTCCATTCTATTGCCCGCGCAGGATCTGGCCGAGCAACGTCTTCAGGGGCTTGGCCGCTTCGGCGAGGCCCATGGCAAGGACCGCCTCGCCAATCTCGTCGCGCGTAAGCGAGCCGGGGTGGGCAAGGCAGAACCAGAACAGCGCTGCGATTTCGGTGAGCCTTAGCTGACCCTCGCCCGCCCGCTCGACCATGGCGAAGAGCGACCCGAGTTCTTCCTCGGCCCTCACCAGCGCATCGAAGGTCGGGCGGAGCAAGACCTCGCGGCCCTTGATGTGGATAGAGGCCTCACCCCTCACGACATTGGAGGTCACGAAGGCACCACTTCGCCCGAGCTTTCGAGCTGGATGGCGTAGGTACGCTCGCCGTTGAAATCGCCCGCGTAGTCGAGCCGCTGGACGAGGAAGGAGCCGCGCATCTTCGCGCCGTCCTCGAAGCTCAATTCGTAATCGTCGAGCGTGCCTGCCAATGCATGGCTGCGGATGGTGCTTTCGGCGTCCGAGCCCAGGAAAATGCCCGAGGCGCTAACCGACACCGAGCGCGTTCCTGCGCCCGACAAGAGCTCGCGCCAGCCGCCGCTCTCCTTATGCGTGACGACGACCGTGTCGCCATTGACCGACATCTGCGTCGTGCGCAGGCCGGCGACGGTTTCATATGTGACGGGCGAGCCGCCATCGCCGACCTTGAGGAGGAAGGCTGCACCTTTCTGGGCTGTCATGATGAGTTACTCCGAAGGGGTTTCGAGAAGCTTGAAGCGGTATTCGAGCAGCGCCGCGCGCAGGTTGCGGGGGCGGCGCTCGACGCGGCTGCGCAGGAACTGGGTGACGACGACGCGGAAGCCCGGATGGTCGGGTGTGAGCGTGGCGATGCGCTGCTCGATGCGCGCGGCGATAGCGGCCGTGGTGACGAGGGAATCGCTGCGGTCGAGCAGTTCGAACGCGACGCGGACCTCGCGTCCGGCGCAGGTCTTGGTCGACCAGTCGGCAGAGGCGCTGGCCGCTATCGACAGCGTCGGTGCAGGCGCGGGCGAGGGGCCAGACTCAACGATGGCGTTGAGGCTTGCGGCAAGTTCGACATCGCTCGCCAGCCAATCGATGAGCAGGGTGCGAAAGGTGCTTTCCATCAGCTGCTCTCCCTTGTGAATGCAGGCCAGACGAGGCGCGGGATGCGGCAGTGCTGGCCGTCGCCATCGCTGCGGCGCAGCGCATTCTCGCCATGGGCGCGGGCAAGAGTTTCGGCGCGGCGAACGAGCTGTCCGACGACGGCTGCAAAGGGCGAGGCGCGGTTCACAGGCGCATCCGGCGATAGGGTCGCCACAGCGCGGCGACAGCGGCGGGCGGGGCGCCGGCAGGCCCGGCATCGCGCTCGCGATACTGGTGCGCGGCGTAGCGGATGATGCCGTGGCGCAGGCCCTCCTCGACCATTGCCCATTCATCGGACAGTCCCGTGTAGTAACGGGCCTCCACTTGCGGCTCGGGAATGGATACGGAGAGCTTGAGCTTGCCGCCGTCGTTCCCGGTGCGCTCGAAGCTAGCCTCGCTTTCGGTGAGAAGCCGCTTGCCGAGGCCATGGTCGATGGCGGACGCGTCGATAAAATAGAGCACCGGCTGCGCGCCTAGAGCGAACTCGAGACCGGTCGCGGCAAACCGCTCGCGCACCTCGCTCTTGTAGGCGACCAGGCCGGTGAAGCGCTCGCACATCGCGTGTGCTGCGCCGAGCAGATCCACCAGCAATGAGTCGTCGAAAGTCGTGGTGATGGCGAGCCACTGCTTGAGCTCGGCCAGGGGCTCCCCGCTCAGACCGGCGGGCGCGGAAATGATTTTCATAAACTGCTCGCTCTCGTCGGCAGGAAAAAGGCGCACCCGCGCCGGCAGGGGTGGACCGGTGCGGGTGCGAACGCATCAGAGCTCGATCTTGAGGAGCTTGATGGCGTTGGAGTCGAGCACCTGACCGCCCACGCGCTTGGTGGCGTAGAAGTGGACGAAGGGCTTGTTGGTGAAAGGATCGCGCAGGACCTGCGTCGCGCTGCGTTCGGCGATGAGATAGCCGTGGCGGAAGTTGCCGAAGGCGATGGGATATTCGCCCGCCGCGATGTCGGGCATGTCTTCGGCTTCGACCACCGGATAACCGAGCAGGCGGTCGGGCTGGCCCTCGGCGAGGCCCGGCTGCCACAGGAAGGCGCCGTCCGCGGTCTTCAGCTTACGCACTTCAGCGAGCGTCGCAGAATTCATCACGAAGCTCGCGCCCTGGCGATGGCCGGCCTTCAATGTGTGGACGAGGTCGATGAGCTTGGCATCGGGGTTCGCATCGAAGCCATCGCTATCGCCCGAGCCGACATATTGCAGCGTGCCGAAGCTGCGCGCGCCGTCCTCGCTGGTCGAGACCGGGGCCGAGAGGAAGCCCATCGGCTGGTTCGTGCCATTGCCGCCGACGAAGGCTGCGCCTTCCGCACGGGCGAATTCCATCGCGATTTCGCTCGCCAGCCAGCTTTCGAGGTCGAAACCCGCATCGTCGAGCATGGCCTGCGACGCTGCCGGGTTGGCGTAAAGCTCACCCGTCGGCGGGGCGATTTCGGCAAAGTTCGGCGTGTCGGTTTCGGGACGACCGGCCGTTTCGCTGACCCAGCCCGATGCCGTGCCGCCGGTCGAAACCAGCTTGCGATAGCCCGCGCTACCGGTCTGCACGACCTGCGCGATGGCGCGGATGGGGCTGATTTCGGTGAGCTCGCGGGCAATCATCGCGTCAATCTGGCGCGGCACGGCATAGCCGCCGTCCGAGGGGACTGCGCCGCTGATCGACTTGTATTCGCTGGTGGCGCCGCGGCGCAGGTAGCTGTCGACGAAGCCTTTCACTTCGGGAGCGGCCTCGTCCGTGCCGCCGATGGCGGGGCGAGCGGCAGCGCGGCCGATTTTATCGACGCGGGCCTTTACCTCGTCGACATCGCTGCGCAGGGCGGCGACATCGGCCTCGGTCTTGTCCTGGCGTTCCACGATGTCGAAGCTCGCTTCAGCCGGGTCGGTGGGAGTGGTGTTATCCATGGATATTCATCTTTCTTCACGGGGCACAAAAAAGCCGCCCGGAAGGCGGCGAGGGGAGACTGATCCCCCGCGAAGGCGGGGGTCTCGGGCAATTTGGCGCTAGGCCGACTGAGGTTCCCGCCTCCGCGGGAACTCACGCTGTCACGAAATGCACGCGCGCATCCTGCTGCAGCGGATGGGTGACAATGCTGACCTCGAACAACTCGATATCGGCAAGTTCGCGGCCCTCGGGCGTGTGACGATAGCCTCTTGCTCGGTAGCCGAAGCTGAGGCCGTTCACGGCCCGCTCGCGCAGCAGCTTTGCGGCGCGTCCGGCCGGGTTGTCGATACTGGCGACCACGCGAAGTCCGCGCTCGTCCTCGCCCGCGGTTTCGACCCAGCCGATGCGCTGATCGGGGCGGTGCTGCCAGTAGAGCGGGTAGGGTCCGCGTTTCTCGGCGAGCGTGCGAGCGAAGGCGCCGCGCCGGATGGTGTCGCGCGAGGCGTCGGCGATGTCGAACAGCGCGGCATAGCCGGCAATGCGTAAGGGCGCGATCAAGAGACCATCTCCCCGACGCCCAGCCGCACCGCAATGCCGACCAGCAGCAGCGCGAGCACGCCGCGCACGGCCCATTCGACCGCGGCCTTCCATGCCGACGCCTTGGCGTCGCGCCAGGCGGAGAGAAGCTCGCGCAGCTCGTCGATGTCGCCTTGCGCGTCCTCGTCGGCGAGGCCCAGCCGTCCGAGCACGCGGCGCGCGCCCAGTTCGCTCGATTCCTCGACAATGGCGCGCAAGGTCACGAGGTCCGCGCCTTGCGTATCGGCCTGCGCGACCAGCCGCGCGAGCATGTCTTCACGGGTCATTGGCTGTCCTTTCGTGGAGAGAGACCGAGCAACTCGCGCTTCTCGGCGGCATCGAGGAAATCGGCGTCGGTGACACGCGCCCACAGCTTCTCGCGGTCCTCGGACAATGCAGGCACGCGGTCGAGGTCGACGCTAGGCGCCTCGGCGAACCAGTCGCTCATGCCCGCCTGCAGGCCTTTCAGGATTTTCGACAGCAGCGGCAGCAGCGTGAGCCGCCACAGCGCGCGGTTGGCCTCGCGGTAATTGGCATAAGTGTTGTCGCCCGGCAGGCCGAGCAGCATGGGCGGCACCCCGAATGCGAGCGCAATGTCGCGCGCAGCAGCGGCTTTGAGCGTCGCGAAGTCCATGTCGGCGGGCGAGAGGCTCATCGCCTTCCAGTCGAGCCCGCCTTCCAGCAGCATCGGCCGCCCCGCATTGCCCTGGCCTTGGAAGGCGGCGGCGAGTTCGGCCTTGAGCCGGTCGAACTGATCGCTCGACAGCCCCGCCGTATCGCCGCTGTCATAGACCAGCGCGCCACTGGGCCGCGCCGCATTGTCGAGCAGCGCGCGGTTCCACGAGGATGCCGCATTATGGATGGCGACTGCAGGCGCGGCAGCGGCAAGGCAGCCTGCGCCGTAATGGTCGTCGGTGGGGTGGAAGCCCTTGAGGTGGACGATATTCGGCCAGCCGTTTTCGTCCTCCAGCGCAATGGTCAGCGTGCGGTCGGCGAGGACATAGCGATAGGCGGCAGGCCAGCCATCCTCGCCCGCCACTACCTGCACCCGCTCGGGCCGCAGCGGGTAAAGCTCGACCGGCACGCCCGCGCCATCCTTGATAATCTGGACATAGGCATTGCCATGCAGCGCCAGATGCGCGGCGAGCACTTCGAGCAGTGGCTGCGACCCGCAGGAGCATTCGACGAGGGCCTCCAGCTTCGCATCGCTCCAGGCGACAGGCGCGCCGCCCACTCCCTCGGCCACAATCCGCACCGCACGCTGGGCGACGGGATTGGCGAGATAAGCCTCGCCCACCTCGCGGGTGTAATCGAAGGGCGTGCGACCGGGAGCGGTGTCGAAAGCCGCGGCCCAAGGCGAGATAAAGCCGCGCGAGACAGGCACGCGCGACCCGCCCCCGCCCTTGAAGGCGGTGGCGAGACTGGTGAGGAAGGACATGGGATTTCCTTTGCTAAGTCGTTCGAATTCTGGGTCGGGCGGCCTTGCCCAGCATCAATTCCGTAAGCGCCCAGACCAGCGCGTCGGCGCGGTCGGGCGAGCGGCCCGGACCTTCGTAGCCGCCGCCCGCCATCAGCCCGCAAAGCTGGTCTTCGAGCTTGGCGAACATGCCCGCGTGGCGCACCCGGCCCGCCTCGTAGAGCGCGGCGACCGGCTCGGCGCGAGCAACCTTGCCGCGGCTGGCATGGACCAGTTTCAAGGGCAGCGAGACATCGGCTGCGCGCAATACGCTGGCGACCATCGCGCCGCCTTGGTTGGCCTCGGCGACCACGCGGTCGGCGTTCCAGGCGCTCGCGGTTTCGGCGACCTTGCGCGCCCAGCGTTCGGGGCTGGGGCGGGCGAGCGAGCAATCCGCGAGCACGCAGCCAACGCCGCTCTCGCTCACCCCGCAAACCACGATGCCGCATTCGTCGCCCTTAACGCCCACCGGCGGGTCGACACCGATGACGATGCGGGTCATGGCCTCGACCGGCAATTCCTCGCGGCAAGCCTCCAGCAGAGAGCGCGACCATAGCGCGCCCTCGACATCTTCGAGCAGCACGCCGTCGAGTTCCTGCCGCCCCAGCGCGGTGCTGCCGTACTTGCGGCGCATCGACTTGATGAAGCGCTCGGGCAGGTTGGGTCCGTTTTCGTAACTCGACCCGCGGGTGACTATCAGTTGTCCCGCATCCTCCTCTTCGCACAAGCGGCGGATGAGCTGCACCGGGCGTGGCGTCGTGGTGGCGACCACACGCGGGGTTTCGCCCAAACGCAGCCCCATCATCAGGTTGTCCCACGCGCGCATCGCCCGTTCGCTGGCATTGTCCCATTTGGCGATTTCGTCGCACCAGGCGATCTGATGCTGCGGGCCGCGCAGGCTTTCGGGCTCGCCTGCCGAATAGAGCGTCGCCTGCGCGCCGTTGGGCCAGCACACGCGGCGCAAGGACGGCTCGAACACCGGCATGTTTTCAGGCGGGCACACGGCAAGCAGGCCGCTTTCGCCCTCGACCATGACGCTGCGCGCTTCGGTCAGGCTGGCGCCGACAAGGGCAATCCGCATGTCCGGATTGCGCCGCGCCTCGTCGCGCACCCATTCGGCGCCGGCGCGGGTCTTGCCGAAGCCGCGACCTGCGCTGACCAGCCAGCAATGCCAGTCGCCTTCGGGTGCCAGTTGGCTGCGGCGCGCCCAGAGCTTCCAGTGATAGCGCAATTCCTGCTGCTCGACTTTGGTGAGCTTTGCCAGTTCGGTGAAGCGTTCATCATCGTCCTTTATCTTGAGGAGCGCGCGGAGCAGGTCATTCCTCTCCGGCATCGGCGTCCACCTGGTAGTCACCCTGTTCGGCGGCATCGCGCTCCATCGCCTCGCGCCGGTCGCGCATCTTGGAGAGTTTCTCGTTGATGGAGGCGATGATGGCGTCCTCGTCCTCGCTCGCCCGCATGGCCTTCTGGCGACCGACGGCCTCGCGGTGTGCGGCGAGCAGGCGGAAGGCGATGGCGTTGTCGTATTTACGGCGACTCTTGGTCGGGCCGCCGCCAGTCAGTTCGCCGGTGCGCAGGCGGCGCAGCAGGTCCATTTCGAGGTTGTCGTAACCCTCGGCCAGCGCCTCCTGCCACTTGCGGTTGAATTCGGGCTCCTCGCGGCGGGCCTTGTAAATCTTCGAGGTTTCGGCCCCGATCTTGCGCGCGGCGGCCGAGACATTGGACGTCACGGCGAGTTCTGCGAGAAACAGGTCGCGCCAGTTGGAGGGCAGAGATTTCTTGCGCTTCTTCGGCTTCGCCAT